AAGATCTGCGACAAGGTAGATGCGTTTTCTGCGTTGGGGAACTCCCCAATACTGCGCATCGAACAGCCGCCATGCGAGGGAGAAATCCTCTGCCATGATGCAGCCTGCGTTGTCCCATTTTCCGTTCGGAAGTTCAGGCACAGCATAGTCTTCTCTTTTGATTTTGCACAGTGAGCTGAGGACTGCCCGGAAGTCTTCGCCTTTGTTGGACGAGAACGCTCCCTGGACGTTTTCCCAGACCACAAATCTTGGATACTTGCCATTGGTTTTGCACCTCATTTCTTTCACGATCCGCACCGCCTGATAGAAAAGCGAGGAGCGCTCTCCGTCCAGACCGCTGCGTTTTCCCGCCACCGACATATCCTGACAGGGACTGCCGAAGGTGATGATGTCCACAGGCGGGAGGTTGGCACCATTTTGTGCCGATACATCACCGTAGTGTTTCATCTGCGGCAGCCGTTTGGTAGTGACACGAATAGGAAACGGCTCAATCTCCGATGCCCACACAGGGGTAATACTGGAAATCAAGCCTCCCAAAGGAAATCCACCCGAGCCATCGAATAGACTTCCAAGTGTTAAATTGTTATTCTCCATCTGCTCCCTCCACCTCTTTCACAAGGTCGGAGTAAGCAATTTTTTCTCCGTT